GTACTGTGTTTTTCAGTTCATCGAGGACAAAGTTGATACGAACCCGGAGCTGCATAATGTCCTGATACATAACCATGTGAGCCTGCCGCATGTTACCGTCAATAATCCGGCAGATTCCATCAAGCCTTTCAACGTTTTTCTGGAGTGCTACTATGGCTTTCTGAGTCTCCTGCTGAATCTGAAGGTCGAGTGATGCTTTTGTCATTCCCATTTCAATCTCCTATCGACATCATGTTTAGGTATAGGCTATCTATTGTTTGTCTACATCTAATAGTTTGAGTTAGTGTTTCTTTATCGGGCATGTCAGCAATGTCATTGCATGGCATGTGTTCGGGATTTATATAAGACCATCGAGAAGGCGATACTTCGTATGATTTTTGAATACGGCGAACAAATTTGTCCACCTCTTTTATTATAACATCTTTATCGAAGCAGAGACAGTAGTTCGTCAAATCATTTCGTTTTTTCGCATATTCTACGAATGACCCGGCATTTCCTTTTCCGAATATGCAGACAGCGTTATATCCGAACTGGGCGGCTTTCATTAAATTAAACATGGATTCGACAACAAGTACGGTTTCAGAATAATTTTTCTCATACGCATAGTAGAGCTTCATTTGAGGGTCTGATTTGCGGATTATGTGTTTCATTTTGCTATCAGACTCCATGAATCGCCTCGCATAGAAGGCATAATCATTGAGCTCGATAATTATATATCCAAAGTAATAATGGCTATAATTTGTTATTGGCCAGATTTTGAAATTCTGCTTAAGGAACTTAAGATCGAAACCCCTCGATACCATGTAAGCTTTAGATTTACGAGCAATATCTTCATGTCTAACGAGATCAATCGGAACCTTAATTTTAGGCGCTGTAGACGAAGTGAGTTCAGGTCGGTAGATCTGCGATTTGGTCTCATACTTTATTCCGTTCTTTCTAAGGAAGTCTGACAGCCTTCCCTGAAATGGACATCGAAAACAGTTATAGGCGTTTTTGGCAAAGTTTAACCCAAGATGATACTTACGATCTTTACAGCTAGGGCATCGAACGTTAATCTCCTGCTTGCCCTTCCAGTCTCGATGATGAGGGTCAATGGGAAACTTCCGCTCGATTTCACGAACGGTGTCTCCAATGTTACGATATTCTATTCTTTGAAATGTAGGAGTTGCCATCAAGACCCTTCATTGCAGTGATCGTATTGTCGAACACGTAAGTCATATCCTCAACCGCCGCGTGGTGCGAGATAAACAACACCATCATGTTCAGGTTAACTGCATACTGTTTAATAAATTCTATCACATATTTCGACCAAACAAGGTCAAGGTGATCACAAGCTTCGTCAACTATTAAAAATTTGAGCTTATTGTTCTTGAAATACGTCATGGCGATGTCCAGTAACGAGATAACAATTACGATGTCTACTTTTGCCTTTTCTCCAGAGCTGAGCTGGTCATATTTGAAATGACGGCCTTCGATTTCAATTATTTCCATGATTGAGTTATCATTTATTCTAAAGTTTAGATGGAAATCCTTATTATAGAAGTTGCTGATGTGTTTTTGGATGTTAGCGTTTAGCACCTTCAATAGGTCGGCAGCTAATGTCATTCGAGTTTTAGACTTAGGGATAAGCATGTCTCTCCAAAAGTCTGTCATTTCTAGTTTGCTTTTTGAATCTTCATACTCCAAATAAGCAGTAGACATTTTAGCTTTGACTTCTTCTACCTGGTCTGCTGCAGACGTAATGTTGCTGAATCTTTCAATGTTCTTAGCATTGTTCCTGATTTGATAAGACTTCTCACTTATCTTACGAGTGCATTCATCGGCATCAGAAACAGCCTTTTCGTATTTTTCTATTCTTTCATCTCTCTTTAGCTCATCAATCGATAGGATAAGTGTATTCATGCTTTCGGCATGTTCTTTTACTTTAGCTCGTTCTAGTTTTAGAATACTATCTCTATTTTGGATGGGCTGTCCACAAGCATGGCAATCTTCGTTCTTCTCGTAATACTTGACTTTCTTCCTGTGTTCGTTGATGTTTTGTTCAAGTTTTATCTTACTCTCGTGGAGCCTGTCGAGGTCCTTGTTTATTTGTTCAATAATTGGATGGAGTGAAGATACTTCCAATGAGAAGTCGTCTCTATGTTCCTCTTGTATCTTTATTTCTTTGGCGAGTCTCTCATTAGCTTCAGTAAGAAGTGCAATGTTTTCATTGACATTCTTATTGACACTTTCCTCTTGCTGAACAAGGCTATCAAATGACGTTTTTAGAGCATAGTATTCAGTATCATTTTTCTGGTGAACTGCAGAGTCTTCCTTTACTACGTTAGACAATGTAATGAATATTTTACTTACTATATTTAGGTTGAGGACACGTTCGAGGATGTCAATCTTTTGAGCGCTGTTACCTTTGACGAATCTAAAGAGCTCAGGATTGAGGACGTTGTTGTTGACAAACATCTGATAGTCCATACCAATCAGCTGTTCAATCTTTGTCTGGACTTCAGTATTAGTCATACTATTAGAAATGCAGATGTCATCTTCATATAAGATACATTTGGAAAATAATGGTTTAGTTGACCGGAGACGCTCAATGACATAGGAGTGCTTGACTACACCGTCGGATGAATCGACAAACGATAATACAATCCTCAGCGGCTCCGTAGACTTCTTACAAACTAGATCATCAAGATTCAGCTCCTTCTTGAGTGAGCGGCCATAGAAGGCGAACACGATAGCATCGACGATGGTAGATTTTCCAACACCATTAGATGATTTATCAAATTCATCGACTCCCTTGATAAGAACAAGGTTGCCCTGATTATCTGTAAAAGAGATCTTATGAGACCCCAGATACGAATTCATGTTTTCTATGACTAGATCAGCTAGCTTAACTGACATACGCGCTTGAACCTCATTATGTAATGTTCGATCTGCCCATCTGTTTTTCCCTGCGACTTGAGTATCTTGGATCCATGTTCAATAATTAGGTCGACAACATTGACATTTTCCATGCTATTGGAAACAGCGTCGTTATCATTTAATTCTTCTTCAGAGTCTAGATTCTTTGTTTCATAAGCTGTGAATAGATGACCATAATCTCTAATGAAATCGCTGGCTTTCTTCCTACCAGGTTCTGTGTTTAGAGTGAAGACTCTAGCATATACATTTGTAGACGGGAACTTACTTGTCTCTTCCTCTATCCTTTTTATCTTAGATTTGCAGTTGTCAGGCTTTTCTAGATTGAACTTGATGAAGAACGGACAATATGGGTTTTCTTTATATATTATCTTATATTCACCAGGTTCGATGTCTACGATTGTAACGCCTTTCCTTGTTAGAGAGTCTCCAAAGTTATGATTCAGAGCTGAACCAATATAATAGAAGTTATCATTGATTTGCTTTTTGAAATGCATATGACCAGAAAATACAGCTTTATATGCATCAAGATGCAGGTCTTTATATGTATTATACTGTCCAAGCTGGTATGTTGATGAAATCAATCCGTCGTAAGCCTCTTTTATGTCTAAGTGGCAGAATACATAGACGTCAGTTTTGCTATTTCTGTATTTGTCATGTAGAGATTGGAATGCTTCTCGTGTCTTTTCTGGGTCTCGTATGTAGGGAACAAAGATAAGGTGCGAGTTGATTTCGCTGATGAACTTGACCTTTATCGTATTTTTGACTAGAACTGTTCCCTGAACATTCTCAAATGTATCGACAGCCGATACATCATCACTTCTATCGTGATTTCCTTCAATAATGACGCCCGATTTTGAGAGGGTATTCTGATTGATTGCATTTATTCCCTTGACAACGGTGTTGTATCTTTCGACATAAAATCTAAGTGCTTGGTGAAATGTATCGCCATCATTTATAGCCATCATCACACCAAGTTCTTTAGCAACTTTAGCAATCCATACAATAGTTGAATACAACTCATCTACTCTAGAATACTCGGTAAACTGGTATTTCGGTCTCTTTACATTGAAGCTATAGAGGTTGGCTGCATGCAGGTCGCCGTATATGAGTAATCTCATGCTTTGTCGGGGAGCATTTTATTGAAGGGCTCAATAAACTTGTCGACCTTCGCTAAGATAGTATTGATATTTTCTCTAATGAGGATTTGCATAAAGTCCATTCTTGAGAATGATGGATTAGATTCAATAGCGGCATAGATGAGATTTAGAGACTGAGGCGACCAATCCATGTCAATTAGGTCAATCAGCTGATAGTTGAGTTCGAGGAGGTCTCTCTGACCATCAAAATACTTCCAATACTTCTTTTTCAGGTCAGGATTATTTTCGAACTCATCATAGAGCTCGGCTACATTAGTTGGCTTTGTTTTCATCATATCAAACATGGTCTGGATTTTCTTATCACCAAAGAGCTTGATGCCCTTGATATTATCAGAGTTATCACCCCTGATAGCTTTATATAGTCTGTAGCAGCTAATAGGGAAGTTCTTTATTGGAAAAACCTCTTCCATGTTGCATCTAGCGATATATGACTTCTTGTGGGGATTGAAGATTTTGATATTTTCGTGGTCTAGAAGCTGGTAGAAGTCTTTATCGTTCGAGACAATCGTTACCGTCTTTTCTCTATCAGTAAAATGCTTGGCCACATAGGCAATAAGTGAATCCCCTTCAATCTGCTTTACGATAACCAGCTTTACGGGTAATGTCTTCAGAACATCAATGATAACTGATTTCTGTCTCTTGCGAGACTCTATTTCATTCATCTTGACAGTGAGGTCATATCCGGCCAGGGCTCCAAGGTCAATATTGCGGTTTGCCTTGTAATCCTTATAGAGGCCCTTCTTACGAACGTCTCTACCAAAGTCAAAGATAATATAGCACTCCTCGGGCCTTTCGGTATCAATCAGCTTACGGAGATGCTGTAAGAAGATGTAGATAGCTGTAGTGTCCTGACTCTTGGAGTTCTGAAGCATCGTATCTGTCATGGAGAAGAAGGCTCTAACAAATAGGTTGGAGCCGTCACATACTAGAACATCGCTCATGCTATGTCATCACCCTTGAAAGGGAGTGTTAGTTCTAAGATGATACCCCCAAGCTCGTCAAAAACCTCTACGGGATAGTTTGCCCATTCGACGCTAAGGGCACTTTCAACTTTAGATGTTTTATAGACCTTTGTTAGAATGTCCACTAAATCTTCATATGATGGCTTGCCCATTTTATATTTCCCCCATGAAATGCGAGTAGATTGCGTCCAACACGAATCTTACTTTCTTTTTTGGATGCCCTATCTCTTTTTGAGTTTCTTTTATCAGGTCTTCGTATTTTACGCTATCTCCGTGCATGATTTTCATTTTGATACTTTCTAATATTATACCATAGCTCTCGTCCTCTGGGAGGTTGAGACAGTCGGGAGTCAGCTTTAGGATGTAGTCTCTTATGGCGGACATGTTTTCGAAACCGCCTTCTTCATCTGACCCTAATTCGAAGTTTATAGTTGAGTCATCTATGGCGAGTTTGCCAGGGTCTTCCGAAGTAACTGAGGTATCCTGATAGTATGATTTCAGATACCAGAAGATTTTGTTTCTAGCCACTCCTGTAAAGTATGAGAAAGCGTCTCCCTTCTCTTTATGCCATTTTGGAGCGGCTTCGAGGATTCCCACCCACGCTTCTTGTGAGAGGTCATCGTTGACAAAGTTTCTACGTAGAAGCTTATAACGTCCAATTACCCCAGTAATAAGCTGCTTGAAAACAGGTGCTAACTCATCAATGATCGCTGGGTCTTTAGTTCGCTGCCATTCAGTGATGAGCTCTTCGACCTTTGAATTGTCGAAGTACATCTTCTTTGTCATTTGAGAATTTTGTAGATCTTGTCTTTATTGTCTTTATAGACTTGATCCCAGTCCTTTCGAGTAAATTTGATGATGTTCTTTTCATCGGCATCAGTAATAACCTCGTTGAGATTGAGTTCATTCGTTCTTCCAGTTGTAAGCCTCTTCTGAGACTTGAGAAGCTCATACATTGTAAGAGAATCATCGAAGTTTCCAGTAGCGTGGTTGAAGATGAGATCAACTTCTAGAAGAGGAGTGTAGGCCTTATTCTTGATTGACTTGGCCTGGATTTTTTTACCAGTAATCCCGGCAGCCTCATCAATCTTTACAGTATTAGTGGCGGCTAGCCTGATTCTCTGGATGGCGGCATACTTGGGAGCATGACCACCTGGTGAAGAGTATTTTTCACCAAAGGTCTGTCCTACGTTCTCTCTGAGCTGATTGACAATAAGGAGAGTTACTGCGGCATTCTGTAGAGGTATAGTCAATTTTCGGAGTCCCATCGAATTGACTCTAGCTCTAGTAGCCATTTCCTTTGTATACTCATCACCCTCTTCCATTTCACATTCTTTCTTGGCAGGAGTCTGAGCCAAGGAATCCCATACAATGAGAGCGGGACCCTCCCAGGCCTTTTCTTTTACCTTTGAAAGAAGTACTTGTGCCACTGTGTCGTAGACATCTTCAAGGCACCCGGGTTGATGGTAGATAAGTTGTTCAGTATCTACACCTAAGGATTTCAGCCTCGCCATAGAAGTAGCAGCTTCTGTATCGAGGTAGACAACCGGCATGTCTCTTTTTTGAGCCTCTCCAGCGATGAGAGCAGCTAAGGTGGACTTACCGGACGCCTCTAATCCGATAATTTCAACTACACCACCTATAATAATACCTCCGCCCATCATTCTGTCGAGAGCGGGTATGCCTGTTGAGATAAAATCGAATGCATCGATTTGTATCCCTTCGGCGGAGCCGAAAATGGCCTCGCGTATTTTTAGAAGACTGGGACCCTTCTTTTTACCGCTTGCGGGGGTCGATTCTTCTTTTCCTGCTTTTATTTTCATTTGCTACTCCTTAGAATGGTAAGTCATCGTCTTGTTCTGGCTCTGCTGCAGGTCCTACACCCTCAACAAACGGCTCATTGCCACCAGACTTATAATCGGTGTTCTTGAACCCGTCAATGTTGGCGGCTAGTTGTTTGGACTTCTCTTCCATCTTAGCGGCCCTATTAGAATCCTTCTCGACCCTAAGGACATCATCGGTATAGTTCTTCAAAGCATGGAGCACCGAACTGATGGTCTCTGGGTCGCATGTGATTTGCTGGTCAATAAGGGCGTCGAGGGGTTTCTGATTGACAGATACTAGAATAGTTTTGAAGCCCTGAGATTCTGTGGGAATAGCCACCTCAGAGTTCACTTCAATGTCTAGCTTATTTTCGGGATTTGTGAAGAGTTTGACTCGGTGGCGGAGGGCATCAATAAGATTGATTTCCTTATCGGTCATCAACCTGGCAATCTTGTCCATCAGAATAGAATACAAATAATCCTGGAAGAAGCCTACTTTGACCTTCTTATCATGTATTACATACGCCACAAAGAATCTTGTTGGGACGGCTATCTTGAATACCGACTTGGGGAGCCTAGTCTCTGCCATCCACTGGTCGATAGCACATCCAGTACAATTGATGCGCTGAGGTTTCATGTTGGCGTAGTTAGACATGAAATCATAGGTCCCGAAATGGGTGCTGAGCTCCGCAAATGGATAGTCAATCTCACATTCGTCCTTCTCTAGGTCGATACTGGTGACCTTAGGGACGATGTAGAAC